GTATTCTGGCCGACCCCAGACGACGACCTCGCAATACTTACGAGACTTGCCTCATGGCCGCGCGCGAGGACCGGCCCATCGTCAAGTCCGTAGCCAACTGGTACAGCGCGCCGACCGACAAGCGCTACCACCCATCCACCAAGCCCGAGCCCATGCTGCGCCACTTCATGCAGATGTTCGTGGACGGTACAACCCGCCTCCTCGACCCGACCTGCGGCTCCGGTGCCGCACTACGCGCAGCAGAGAGCCTAGATGCCCACCAGGTCCTAGGCCTCGAGCTAGACCTCGAGTACTACGAAAGCGCCTTGATCGCACTCAAGAGCTTTCGCACTATGCGTCAGTTCCATTCCCAACATAGGAGCCCTCCATGAGTACTTCCGACTACCAAAACACCGCAAACCTCCGCCGGCCCATCCTGGGCCAGGCCATCCCCAAAGAGCAGCCAGCCCTCATCGACACCGAGGTCCACCTCAAGATGATGTCAGAGTTAGAGAAGCTCCGCTTTGAGGTGGACGAGCTCCGCAAGCTCAAGCCGCGCGCCTACAGCACCGAGCAATGGAACGTCCTAGTCCGTGACTCCGTGGCTCGCGTCATCGACCTAGAGAAACTCAAAGCTAAGGACTACGCCACCAGCGCCGATAGGCTAGCTACCATCAGGGGTATAGCCCGCGAGCTAGACCTATCCATGATGACCGTCTGGGCGGTCCTAGCTGGTAAGCATTGGCGCGCCATCGTAGGTCACACCCAGGGCGCCCAACAGAACGAACCAGTAGCTAGCCGCGTAGACGACCTCCTCGTCTATCTCCTCCTCTACAAAGCCATCCTCCAGGAGGAGGAGCCCCAGCCATGAGGAGGATCAGCACTATGCAAATGGGCTATTTCTTCATCGGAATGGGCGCGGTACTGATAGCTTTTGGTTTCACCCTCATAATGGCACCTTAGATGCACCAACCAGCCCAACCATTCGCCCACTCCTCCGGCCCTAAGACCGCGAAGGTCGCCCTCGTAGGCGAGGCCTGGGGCCGGGAAGAGGAGATGGTAGGGCTGCCCTTCGTAGGCCAGGCCGGCCAAGAGCTTACCCGCGAGCTCAGCGAAGCGGGGATCGACAGGGCCAGGTGTTTCCTAACGAATGTCCTGGCCCTGCGACCTCCCTCCAACCAACTCGACGCCATCTGCTGCCGCAAAGCAGACGCAGGCGCCTACTACCCACTGAAACCGCTCAGCCTGGGCAAATACCTACATCCACAGTACCTCCCTGAGCTGACGCGCCTAAAACAGGAGCTTGATCATGTCCAACCTAACCTGGTCATTGCGTTGGGAGGTACCGCTACTTGGGCACTCCTCAATCATCCTCAAATTGGTTCAATTAGAGGCACCGTTGCCCAGTCTACATTGGTCCCCGCGCTCAAAGTGCTGGGTACTTACCATCCCGCCGCAGTCCTCCGCAATATTGCATACAGACCCATCTGTATCGCCGACTACAAGAAAGCTGTACGTCAAAGTCAGTTCCCAGAAATCCGGCGACCTGAGCGTCTCATCCTCGTTAACCCAACCCTCGAAGAAGCTGACGCATACGCCGGGCATCTACTGAGGGCCCCGCTCCTCAGCATAGACATAGAGACATTCCGTGGCCAGATCAAAATGGTGGGTTTTGCAGGCAGCCTTAGCTGCGCTATGGTCATACCTTTCGTCGACCTCGCCCGTGGAGGATCCTACTGGCCCACCCCCGCCCAAGAGCTATACGCATGGGGTATTGTACGTAGGCTGCTGGAATCCCCAGTCCCCAAGCTCTTCCAAAATGGGCTCTACGACCTCCAGTACTTCATCAGGATGGGCTTCCGGCCCCGAGCTTGCACCCATGACACCATGCTCATGAGCCACGCCCTTTACCCCGAGCTGCAGAAAGGCCTCGGCTTCCTGGGCTCAGTCTGGACCGACGAGCCCGCCTGGAAGCTCATGCGCTCGTCAAAATCGACGGAGACCAAGAGAGATGAATGATCCTGTGTGGATCATCGCAGCCATTCGAGGCGGTCACCCTTCCAGGTGTGACTTCTGCAACAAGCCCTACATCAAGGGAAAGTGCTGGCCCATCCCCGAGGAGGCGGGGGCGTGGTCTTGTAACGAGTGTGAAACCAAACCACCACATCCAACCGACAAGAGGCGCATTAAGAAGCCAGCTTGTTCATGATTTGTTCTGCTATAGGCAATAAAAAATCTGGAGCCTCCTCCCCATGCGCAGCCAGCTACCCCTCTACATCCTGTTGACCGCCGCCATCGCATCCAGCTGGGTGACAGCCTACGCTAACCGCAAACAGCACAAAATCATCCACTCTTACGAGATAATGGTAGACGAGCTCATCAACCATACCGACCAGGAGATTGACCTCCTAAATAGGTGCAACGCAATACTGCATAGGGAGCAAAGCCTATGAGACTAGTCATTGTTGAGTCCCCCTACTCGCGCGGCGACCTCCTCGAAAACCTGCGCTACGCGCGCGAGTGTATGCTGGACTGCCTAATGCGCGGCGAAGCCCCCATGCTCGGCCACATCCTCTACACCCAGGTCCTAGACGACAACAACGCTCGCCACCGGACGCTGGGCATGCAAGCAGCATTGGCATGGGGCCGAGTCGCCGACGCCACAGTAGTCTACACCGACCTGGGCGTAACGCCAGGCATGGAGCACGGTATCGCCAACGCCAAGTTCTGCCAACGCCCCATCGAGTATCGCCAACTGGGAGCCTCCAATGCCAAACCATCACCCTAGCGCCATGAACAACCCCCGCGCCGCCCTCACAGGTCTGATCGTAGCGGGCGCCGCCTGGTATGGCGCGCCCGCCTGGCTCCAGCCTTGGCCCACTGACCTTACCACCCTCCACGGCACGGTCCAGCTCCCTGCTGGCGACAATAAGATCTACAAGCAAGGCCCCACCACCTACAAGGTGGACCCACTGCCTCAAGGCTCCAACCTAACTGGCCAGATGCGCGTCAGCGTCCGCCCTAACAGCGCCGAGCTAACCAACAACATCAATCCCATAGGGCCATTCCAACAGACAACGGTCCCCATCCAGCTCGACAGCACAGGCTACCTCCTAGTCTGCGTCGAGGGCGGCAAGTGCTCAGAGCCGACCAACCGATGGTACTGCACCACAGTCGGTAAACAGCTCTTCTGCCACAACAACCGGGAGTGAGCCATGACCATCATACTCCACATGCTACTCTGGTGCGCCATATTCTTCGTCATCAGCCTCATATTCAACCGCCTCTCCGGTCACATCATGGAGCATGAGATCACCAAGAAGGTCAAGGCCCAGCACGCCTACACCGAGAAGCTCCAGCACTACCTTGAGGAGCATGACAATGCCCTGGATCAACACTGCGACTGACCTCCTCGAGGGCCGCCGCCACCCCCAGCAGGAGCAGGTCTACAATGGCCTTGACTGCATGATCACCCTCGAGGTCCACGGCCATCTCACCCAGCTCATGGCTAAGGCGCCCGAGCCCCAGCGGACCTACGCCTTCGAGCGTGCCCTCCAAGGGCCGGCCCTCAGCATGATGCTTAGAGGCTTCCGCGTGGACCAGACTGAACGCCGCACCGCCATCGATGAGCTGGAAGCCCGCATCATCAAGCTCGGGGGGCGCCTACATTCCAGGAATAGGTTCGATCCAGAGTCCCAGCTGCAGCGGATAGCCTACGCGGTCTGGGATAAAGAGCTCAATCCTAAGTCACCCAGTCAGCTCATAGAGTTCTTCTATGGCAAGATGCGTCTGCCAGAGCTGTGGACCAGCCATAAGGGCGTCCGCAAGCTCTCGATGGATCGCGAGGCCCTAGAGCGCCTCAGCCTCTATCTCTACGCGCGGCCCATCATCAACCTAGTCCTCGACATCAGGGACCTAAGCAAACAACGCGAGGCGCTAATCACGGAGGTAGATCGCGATGGAAGAATGCGAACAAGCTACAATATCGCCGGAACGGAGACTGGGCGTTGGTCGTCTAGTGGAAACGCTTTTGGAACTGGAGGCAATCTTCAGAATATCGCCGACAAGCTCCGAAAAATCTTTGTGGCGGACCAAGGCTGGAAAATCTGCGGTATTGACCTGGAGCAAGCCGAGTCCCGGGAGGTTGGTTGGCTCTGTGGGACTCTATTCGGGGACTGGTCTTACCTCGAAGCTACAGAAACTGGTGACCTTCACACTTATACATCGAAATTTATCTGGCCCAGACTGGGCTGGAACGGAGAGGCTGACCATGACCGTCGAATTGCAGATAGCCTCTTCTACCGAGACATGAGCTATAGGGACATGGCTAAGCGAGGGGGCCACGGCTGCCTCACCGCCGATCACGAGGTCCTAACGCCCAGCGGCTGGGTTACCATCAGTAACCTGCCACCATTCATTATGACCTGGCATCCCACAGGAGGATCGCGCTTTGAAAGTCCCAGCCATTGGACAGAGAGAGACTGGTCAGGTGACCTGCTCCACCTACAGGCTACTAGCCTCGACGCAGTAGTTACGCCGGAGCATCGCATCTACTACTACAAGGACCGGCGCAACCCGATCCACTGCACAGCCGCCGAACAGCTACCAAGGTCAGGCGTCATACCCCTCGGAGGTAATTACATTGGCGGAACCGTGGAGGTATCCACCGCCACAGCACGCCTCCTAGCCGCATACCAGTGCGACGGTCACCAAAACTCCCTGAACCGCGTCTCCTTCCACATGAACAAGGAACGCAAGTTCGCACGCCTACAGCAACTCGCGCAAGACGCCTTCGTCCCATATAAGAGGAGTGAGAACAAGGCGTGGCTGGAGTGGACCGCCCCTTACCCGAAAGCCGCCGGCCCCTACCTCCTCCACTGGCCCTTTGCTGCTCTCACTGCCTACATCGATGAGCATAAATATTGGGACGGCCACATCAGCAGAACTGCAACAACCATATTCTCAAAGGACCGCACCCACTTGGAATGGTTGCAAACTATTGGACGCCTCATAGGCATAGGTGGCAACATCCAGCTGTCACACGTCTCTGGCTTTGGCACCACAATATTCAGGCTCCAGCAGAACAACAGAAGCTTTGCCGATCTAGAATCCCTAACCCTGTCCAGGGCCCAAGCAGAGTGTAAAGTCTACTGTCCAACTGTACCCTTCGGCGCGTTCTATATAAGGCGCAACGGCAAGATCAGCATTACGGGAAACAGCAACTACCTGGGCACGCCCTTCACCATGGCCCGCCACCTCAAAGTCCCCACGCGCCTAATGGAACACTTCCAGTCCAGGTACTTCGGCGCGTTCCCCGCCATCGCCCGCTGGCACCAGTGGGTTGCCAAACAACTCCAGACCACCCAGCTCCTACGCAATGCGTTCGGCCGAACGCGCCACTTCTTCGGGAGACCCAACGATGATACAACTCTACGCGAAGCCATTGCCTTTGGCCCTCAGAGCTCTACCGCCGACCGACTTAACCTCATTCTTTGGCGAGTGTGGCACTACATGCCAGAGGTGGAGCTTCTTGCACAGGTACATGACGCACTTTACTTTCAATTCCCGGACTCGGCTGATGAGCTTGCTACGGTTAACAAGGCCCTGCGCCTGTGCAGCGTGCCCCTTACTAGAGATAGCCGTGTATTTGACGTTCCTGGAGAAGCTAAAACCGGATGGAACTGGGGCCGCTACGACCCCAAGTCCAACCCAGATGGCCTCCGCAAGCTACAAGGCCGCCCAGACCCTCGCCGAAGACTCAGCATAATGGAGCGCCCCCTATGAAACCTCAAGGACCATGCACCTGTCACCCAGACGAACGCCCATCCGTCTGCATGCACCACTACGCCTACCGAGACTGCCTTCGCGCCTACTTCCAGCGCGAAGCATTGCGCCGCGCCCAGCAGATGCTCAGCGCCCTGCCCCTCCCCGCGCCCGTAACTCCAGACCTGGAGCACGGCTACAGCCTGGGTAACTTATGCGCCGTCAACATGCTCGGGGGTATGATCTATAAGCTCGAGGAAGGAGGGGAGCTATACTTCAGTGCGTAACGGCCAATCTGAGGACTTCATCGACAGGTACTTGGAGCTTACCGAGTACCTGCCGACCCACCGCATCTACCGCCTCTGGGGCGCCCTCGCCCTCCTGGCTGGCGCCACCCAGCGCCGCATCTGGACCGAGTATGACGGCAAAGTGCTGTGGTCCAACCTCTTCATCGTGCTCGTCGGCCGCCCCACAGCCAAGAAGTCCAACGCCCTGGACCCAGTCAAGCGCCTCTACTCTAGGACCCGCCGCACGAATGGCAAGCCAGCCTTCCACATGGTCCCCGACAATATAACTGGCCCCGCCATGATCAAGTTCGTGGGGGAGAAGGCTAAGGAGCAGGACCCCCTAGAAACTGGCGAGCTCCTGGAGTACAGCCCTGTGGTCTGGCCCGTGGATGAGTTCGCAGACTTCTGCCCTAAAGACGACAGCGCGTTCATGTCCGAGCTCTGTACCCTCTACAACAGCGCTGAGGAGTACGCCCAGGGCCGTATCATCCGCGGCGACATCCTCCTCCGCGCCCCCATCCTGACTGCCATCATCGCCGCCCAGCCAGCCACCCTCGAGTCCATCCTCGGGAGCCTAGCTTGGGATCAAGGCTTCTGCTCCAGGCTCATCATGGTCCACGCTGATCGCATGGAGCCGCGTTACCCCTTCATTCCCATCCCTAAGAACACCGAGCTCAACCTAATGCCCGAGCTCGCTGCCATCCGCGAGCTCTACGGGCAATACTTCCCCAGCCAGGCATTCAAGGATGACTTCTGGAGGTGGAAGCAGGAGGGCTTCCTCCCTCGGCCGGAGCATACCAAGCTAGTCAACTACGTTGACCGGCGCGAGATCTACTTCATGAAGCTGGCTATGCTCAGCGCTGTCTCGCGCGGCTCTAAGATCGCGCTCGAGACCTTCGACCTAGATCGTGCGCGCGACTGGCTCCTCGAGGCGGAAGCTCTGATGCCTCACATCTTCGACGCGATGGGCATGGCTGGCAGCGATCAGAAGGTTCTCCTCGAAGTACATCGCCAGCTCATCATCCAGTATCGGCGTACCAAGCTAGGCTTCCGCGAGGCCAAGGTTCGCGCCGCACTCAACCGCTTCATCCACAGCAGTCAGGTGCTCGCCGCCTGGACGAGCATGAAGGACCAAGAGCTCTTCAGGCTCGACCACAGTGGCTACTACGTACCAGTGGAGCTGGAGGAGGATGGGCCCACAGTTTAGGAACCAAACCGTGTGCTCAGCTCGCCACCCTCAGTACTTAATGATCTTGGTAGCCATGAGGGTCGGTGGTATCTGATAAATCGTGCTGCCTCCACCGAACGTATTACCCCCACTAATGCTAATGGGGAAGCTAGTCGGCCCAACTCCCGTCACGCCTGCCGGCGCCGTCCCAGTCGTATAGGTGGTGCCGGCGCCCGTCCCAGCATTGGCCGCCACATACACGCTCTCCTGATAGGTGGCTGTGGAGTGAAAGTCCACTGTCACACTCCCCGTCAGTCCCAGCATTATCACCGGCAGCTGCGCCGCATTCAGCAGCCAGCTTCCCGTACCCGCTATGCTGCAAGACGCCGGCGTATTCGTACAACTGAATCCGTTACTCCCAGTCAGCCGGCCCGCCGTCCCCGCCGACGTGCTATCCACCCCAGCCACATACCTGCCGCGCGTGTCCGGCACCGCGAACTCCCCGCCCGGACAGGTTGTCCCACTAGAGTTCAAGAAGTTAGTCCCAATGACCGCATACAGGTTCGCGTAGGTGACCTGGTTGTAACAGGTACCATCCGCGATTAGGAACCCCGTCGGTAAACTACTACTAATGCCGGCCCAATCCAGCATCGTTCCCACAGGAAGCTGTGACGCCGGCGCCGCAGCCACCAGCGTAGTGTGGAAGGTCGACGTATGCGCACTATATACTATCGTATAGACATTCCCAGCCACCAAGTCCCCCGCTACCAGCGCAGCATTGCCCGAGCTCGTATCCTTAACCAAGCTAATCGGGCCAGTCCCAGCATCGATAGTCACCGCCCCAGTATTGGTCAGCCCCGTGCCCGCCATAAAAACTATCATCTGCCCATCGGCCGTGCTCCACGCCGGGGTATTAACCACCTGCGCATTGGCCGTACCAGTGCTAATACCGCCCCACAGTATCCCAGCAGCCACCGACGAGTCACAGCTTAGCTGATCCCAAACCAGCACACTGTTGACATCCTTGACCACCTGCCTGTAGCAGCCCGCGCCATACATTATGGCGCTACCCAGACTATCCAGGATCGTGGGATTAGTATTAGGCACAGAGCTGGCGCTATCCTGCCAGGTAGTCTTAGGGGTTGTCGTCCCAGGGATGTAGGTGGCGACTGAGCCACTCACCAGGGGCACCCCATTCAGCCCGAAGAACTGTTGCTTACCATTCGGTAAGAGCGTAGCGGCTTGTGCCGAGCCTACCACCAACGCCAGCAGTAATCCTAAGAGCCTGATCATGGCTGCGTAACTCCACTCCCCAAGAGATAGTTCATAGCCGGCAACACTCCAGCCCCATAAGCGTAGGGATTAGGCGCACCTCCAATCAGACCGCCCAGTGTCCCCAGCCCAGGAACACTGAAACCTCGATCTCCAGCCAGGGCCTGCAAGGTTGCTGGGTTCTCCCCGAACGCCCTATTCATTCGCGCGAAGGCCGGTGTAGCTGCGGCCGCACCTAGCCCCGCAGCCGCAGCTAGGTGCCCACCTGGAGTGGAGACCATCTTCTCCACTAGATCCGGCCCATACTTACCAACAAGCTCCCCACCAGCTCCAATTGCACCGCCTCCCAACAACAGCTGACCTGTCGTCAGACCTGGCTGCGAGAACATAGGCACACTCCTAGTCTCGCCAGACGCAGCCGCTTGCTGGACATTCGCGCCATACTCTCCCAGGTCTCTAATATCCCTCAACGTATCAGCCTGGTAGCTATTATTCGTAGGATCAAACCTGAGGGCCCTCCCCTGCAGCTTACTAGGATTGATGACCCCGTTCCTGTCCATAGCCTTCCCAACAGCATACGCCGCAGCCTCCTGGCCCTTCGCAGCCCTATAAGCAGCGGCATCCCCCGGCGTAGCACTCGCCTCGAAGCCCCTCGTCAACCAGTCCCTGAATCCCCGCGCCAGGTCCACACTTCCGGGCGACGGAGGACTACCCGCCGGCATATTCAACAGCTTCTTCTCAAGCTGACTGCCATTCGACATCAGCTTCCCAAACTCCTCTCCCGGAATGGTCCCCGCGCTATTGCTAATCACCCGCTGGATCTGCCGAATCAGGGGCTGCATCTCGGGATTGTTCTGCGAGCTAGCTATTAGCGCGTTGAGCTCACCCTCAGCCTGCGTTCCTGTCACAGGTATGTTGGTTCGGCCCTCAATGCCCCTCAGCACGCCATTAATCCTAGTCTGAGCTCCCACCACACCGTCCGGCCCAGTAATGGCCGCCCCATTGGCATCTCCTCCCACCATACCCAGCACTCTATCCTGCACCGCCTGAAGCTTCGGCCCCATAGGACTAATCCCGAAGCGGCCCAGCGCCCTACCCATAGCACTGGACCCAGCGAAGTCGCTCATAGACGCTGGGATGTGGAAGTCATTCACCATCCTATCTGCCAGCTCCCGCATCCGCGTCGCAGTCGGCCCCACCAGCCTAGTCCCCGCACCAAGGGCGCGCCCCAGCGCAGTAGGCCCCAACAATCCAGCAACAGTGGGGTAGGGCTCGGAAATACCTAGCTCCCTCGCTCCTTGTGCCAACCCTCCCCCTATGCCACCTGCGATCATCCCAGGCACACCAAACCAAGCGCCCGCACCGGCCCCCTGCGTCACCTCCTGGCCGATGCGCCCCGTCGGACCCGTAGCTGGCGGCATCCCCTCAGGCCCATACCACTTCTTCTGCAGATCTGTAGGATCAGGTATGGACCCAATTGCCCGCCCGATCATGCCAGAGACACCTGGATCGGCAGCAGCCCTATTCAGTACATCCTGCGACGTTACAGGCCCCTGTGTCTGTCCAGGTCCCAGCCTATATGGCCCCAAGCTTGGGAATCTATTCTCCAACTGAGCTCCGGCCCAGGCAGGCAAATCCCTAAGCACGGCGCCTGGAACACCAGCAAATGCCGACGCGCCTCCAACACCCAGCCACTCCAAGTCCTTCCCAATGCCCTGGTCAGTGCCTCTATACGCCGGATTAGCTACCGTGCCTCCACCTCCAGCTGCCGCGGCTGGCCTAACTGCCTCATCTCCAGTCGCACCCTTCCCCGTAGGTAAGGGCTTCGACACTGCAGCCCATCTAGCATCCCTAGGGCTCGCTTCGGCCGTTGCAGTCGCAGGCACAGTCTTCGTAGGCAGAGGCTTTGAGACTCTAGACCATCTATCATCCTTGCTGATGTCACCCGGGTTTGGATCCCTGGGCACATCCGGGTTGAAACCTATTCCAGGTTCGCCGAAGTAACCAGCCGGCTTACTAGCAATAAACTGAGCCAGTCTGGGATTATTGCGTGCCCATGGGGCGAAGCCTTCAGCCTTGTAGATCGCTTTCGCTACTGCGATCTGATTCTCGCGCGAAAAGCTTCCAGCTGGCTTATCAGCACTAGCTGGGCCGATGCCAAGCCCGGGTGCATACTTATTCCAGGTATCTGGCTGAACCTGCCAGTACCCTGAAGCATGCGAGACACCAGTTGGATAGACCCCTGGCTGCCCATAGCCAGCCACATTCACATTCTGCCGCTGATCCTCAAACTGGGAGATTACATCAAGCGGATCAGTCAGATTACGGTTGGGCATTAGCAGATCCTCCCTGATCAGGGGCGGACTGCGGGCCAGGCAGCGGACCGCCCTGCCCACCACCCACACTCATCACTCTCTCAATCTGACTCAGGAACCTATCTTCGGCCGGCTGTCCCCGCCCTGTATACTTAGACCGCAGCTCTCCCTGCCCGTATGGATCCAGGTGAGGGTAGATAAACGCGTCAGGATTATACCTGTCTACATTGTTCGCCTTAAAGTCCCCATACAACTGGTCAGGGATCCCCGACTTTCCCTGGGACGAGGTGAAGTCCTGATACACCTGCTTCCTCATGTTAAAGAGCCCAATGCCGCTAGCCAGCAGATGCGTCATAGCATCCGGCTGCATTTTCGTATTTGGGTTCGCTGCATTATTGAACTCCATCCGCAAGTCCGTATCTGCACCCTGCGTCATACCAGAGTTTATCATCGCCGCAACAGCATACTTGTTAGCCTCCTGCCACGCAGTATTAGCATCGTTCGAGAGTGGCTTTCTCAGACCCATAGTCTGGAGGAGATTCGTCACCGCCGTCCTCTCCTCTGAGCCCATGCCAGTAAAGTCGGGACCATGCGCCTCAATGATCTCCTTGAGCTTCTGCATAGGATACAGCAGAGTGTTAGACTGGCCAACGAAGCGCCGATCCGCAGTCAGCTCGTCCATACTAGTATTCCATTTTTTCTGCTGGCTCTCGCTGACACCCGAGATCAACGGTTTAGTTCCAGTAGTGGGATGCCCATACAGGTCCACCTGCCCTGCCAGACTTCTCGGAGCCTTAAACTCATTGTTAAAGATGTCCTTATACGTAATCATCTCAGCAAGGGCTCCTGGCGTCAGCTCCTGCCTCGGCGCCTGCGATACACCTGCGGGCGGCAGATCCGGCCTACCTGCAGGCGGTGCCTCAATTGGTACTGCGGGTCTTGGGTCCGGCCCCTGCCCACCACCCAGGAACCTCCGATTATACCCGCCCACCTGACGCTCGAACGGCGTGCCATACACACTGTTCGCCATCGACGCAGCATCCATCAACTGGACCTGGTGCTTATACACCGTAGCTTGCACATTCTGCTGCGTCACTCCAGCCATCTCGCGCGCCGCCGTAGCCGCATCAATAGTGCCATCCTGCACCCTCTTAAGCAACTCCTGCCTATAATCCTCAACCGTCAGCTTATCGCCGAGGGCCGCCAGCCCGCCCAGGCTAGCATGCAGGTTCGCAATCTTCTGCGTCTGCATCTGCAGCCGCGCCTGCTGCATCTGGGTGAGGCGCGCGGCCACTCCCACTGACCGCTCCATGACATCCATAGGGTTATTCTGCCCCGGCTGCGGGGGCCTAGGATACAGTCCAAACACATCTGACATCTAAGTGCTCCTCACGACTGCATCGGCCCCTGCCAGTTCGGGCTCAACTGATCCCAAGCGGTCTGATTGAAGTTCCCAGGCGCGTAGATGTTCTGTCCACCCTGCACTCCCAGCAGCGCATTATTCTGCTGCCCGAATGCCCCTGCGTTGATCAGCGCATTTATCGTAGCATAGCTCTGCGCCGCACCACCTAAGCTCCCCAGCCCACTCGCCAGCGCATTAGCCGGCCCCAATTGGCCAGCTGCACCCGCTGCACCACCGGCAGTGATGGCCCCACCCAGGTTACTAGACAAGCTCCCCAACGTACCACTTGCGGCATTGGTCAGGTTGCTACCCGCCCCAAACAGCGAGCTCGCGCCGAGCGTCCCAATGTTCGCTGCGTTTCCGAGCATCCCATACGCCTGTTGCTTCCCCTGCAGAATGTCCTCATACAGTTGCTGCCAGTTCTGGTTCGCCAGCCCAGTTACATACTGTCCCACACTCTTCGCCGCCGGCCCGGACTCCCTCATGGCCCCCATTATACTGGTCATCGCCTCAGTACCCTGCTGCTTCACCCAGTCATAACCTGGGATATTGTTCAGCATATCAGCTGTGATAGTGGGCGCCTGCGTCAGCGTGGGCAACTGGGTCCCCAGAATGTTGGCCGCCGTAGTCCCCATCCCCAGGAACGGGGCTATTCCCTGGAAGCCAATATTGTAGACGCCCGAACCATAGTTCAGCGCTGCATTAGCTATGCCCGTCTGCGTCTGCGACTGCAGCTGCGCGGCGGCAAGCAGATCCTTCGAGGCCTTACCAGCCGCCCCGGCCTGCAGCAACGAGCCACCTAACCCAGCTATGCCCCCGATAGCCGCTCCAATACCAAGGCCCATCTTACACTCCCAGCTTCAATGTCCACACATGGTCCGTGCAGTCTGCACCCAGCCGCAGATACAACCGATGCAGAGGGTTATGAGTCTTCTCATGCATCACAACTCGCTGCACTCCTCTCAGCTTCAGCCGCGTGATCGAGCTCCGAATCAGCTTGTAGCCCGTCCACCCCCGCCGAAACCCCGGATGCAGATAGACTGTATCCTCATGCGCGCTAACCAGCCTATAGTGAGGATGCCTATGCAAAAGGAATATGTGGTAGCCAACCAGCGCCAGCCCATCGCGCGCCACCACGATCTGCAACCGGCCCGCAGCCCCCAGCGTCCTATACAGCTCATGATCCGGCTCCCAGATCAGCCTATCCTCCAGGCTCAGCTCCTCGTAGTGTTGCTGCATCAGGGGCGCGGCCTGTGCAAAGAACAGGTCCCACGCAGCCATCTCCTCAAAGTGGCACGAAGCTAACGGCTGGGGCCGCACTGTAGGTAACGACGACTTCGTCCCCTTGCGAAAGTAGGACGGCAAAGTGCTCGATGCTGACTGCCGTTCCAAGTCTAACGATACTGACATTGCTAACTGTTCCTCCGCTTACGTAGAGAGTGCCTGGTACAGTCGCAGTATAAGTCCAGGGACTGGCCCCGACAGTTGGACTCGTGATCGCCGCATAGCCGCCACTCCCAACTCGCCTCCACAGCGTCTCCAGGAACTGGCGCCAGGGCATTGTGAAAATATCTGCGTTCTGCTCCAGCACCGGCTGTTGTGCCGAGGGAAACACCTGCGGAGCGATCTGCCTCTGGGCCATCAGGACACCAACGGAGTCGCATCCACGAACGCGCCATTGAGCGCCGTGAACGCCTGGCCACTCCAAAACAGCTCAAACACCCTATCCCGCCCAATACCAAGGCGGCGCCAAGCCGGCTGGAGTAGCGACTCGCCAGTCTGGCCGAGGGTCTGCATAACTGGATTACCAAACGTCAGTCCTCTATCATTGCTCCAACGCAGACTGACGCTCGGGGTCACGCCAGCCGCAGCCGTGCCCGTCTGCATATCAGCTACGAACTTCTCATACGCGACGCGCTTACCCAGGTGAACCATGTGGGGGAACCCCCTCCGATAGACAATGGACTGCCCATTGTCCGTGAAGTTGTTCAGGTCCATGTTGTAGAGCCGGCCGTTCTGCCAGTCCTGCGCGACATTCACCCCATACGCAAACGCCATCGCGCCAGCCCTATGCCTATGCTCAAACCCATTCGAGTCAATGCTCAGCCACTCACTCCACAGCCCAGTACTGAGGTCATAGGCCCAGGTCTTATCCGCGCTGGGAAATGTCAGCACATAGAAGGCATGCGCGCCCTGCTGGTAGATCATCCCCACCGCATCACTGATTGTCGAGTACTTACTGAACTCATTGGTCAGCGCCGGAGTGCTAATCTCATAGGCGTTGTAGGCCCGCCCCATGAACACCAGCCCTTGACCCGCCTTATCCTGCCCCAACCAGAAAGTGAATAGGTCATAGTTCCTACACGAGTACTTAGCTACACAGCCGCGCTGAATAAACACACCACCTAGGGGCGCGAATGGGAACTGAGCCGCACCCACATCGCCCCAGACCTCAGTCGTCTTCTGCCCATGCAGCCAGATTTCCCTATGGACCACCTGCAGGTTGACTAGATTGTCAGGCCAACCCGCTTTGCCCGCAAAGTACAGCGGGTCAAACGTCAGCGAGTTACTTAACGTGCTGTAGAAGAACACACTACTGGGCTGGTTGAAGATCAGGAACGTATCTATGTAGTCTGTAAAGTCCGCGCCGACCCAGGCCGGATCGGTGATCGTGGCAAACGCATTAGTGCTGAGATCCGCTGTATACCCCACAGTAGTTCCATCAACCAGCACTAAGGTAGTGGCATTATCCGACATACTGACTGGGGTAGTCAGCGCGCTCCCAGTCACATTGACTGTCCCCACCCCTGTGAAGTTCCAGTTGCTATCCACCCTGTAGAGTCCTGCTCCCACCATAGCATACAGCGTGCCATTACTCGCTGTATACAGTCCCCTTCCTGCACCGAACGGACTGCCTGCGTTCAGCGCCGTGAGCCCCGGCCTTGTATACCAGGTGAAGGGGAACGGCGAGCTCTTAGGATTCTTCTCCCCATACAGGTTGACGCAGCGCTGCGCTGACGCGACAATGCTGCGCGCCGTGTAGAACCCATCTGTGAGCGGCAGCAACATCAGGCTAGGGCCAACGCGCCATACCAGTTGCCAAACGCGGTGCAGATCAGTATGCTCAGGTTATTGTTCGCCACGTTGACTGACGCGTTCGGCGAGCCACCATTAATGGCGTCGCCCGTAGCTGGAAACACCCTAATGCTATTACCCGAGTTGTTCCAGATGAATCGTACCAACCCTGGCTTTGAGGCTGGAAGCCTAACGCCATCAGTCGAATTGGCTGAGCTGACGCGGTTAAGTTTAGCAGTCAGTGGATAGGCTCCAGCCTGCCCGCCCGCACTCAGGCCGGCTGTAATAGCATCTTGCGAGCTCTCTTGCGGGTCCGCAAAGTTACTGTTGAGTGCATCGCCCGTGTGCTCCCTGAAGCCTTGCACGAAGGGGGTAGGATAAAGTGCTGCAGCCATCTTAGTCTCCTCTGTTGTTAACCTAGGTTGACCGGCCCCCACCAGGAGCCAAACGTGTAGCACGTCAGAACAGCAAACTTGCCTGGCGCGATAGTAGCCATAACATTCGGCCCAGCACCATTGATCTGGTCCCCCGCCATTGTCGGGGGCTGTCGTGTGGGCCAAACACCCAGAGTATTAGCGCCCTGGTTGGTTACGGTAACCTCGCGCCCGGGCACAGCCTCCATGAGCAGTACGCTATCATTCGGGCTAGCCACCACGTCGACCTTGTTGTGCAGGTGCCGCAGCTGGAAGCTGTTCCCCTGCCCTCCCCCAGGCGTGGCCGTGATAGCGTCCGTGGTAGCGTACTGCGGGTTCGCCAGCAGCTGATTAACAGACTCGCCCGTCATCTCCCTATAGCCTGTGATAAAGGGCGCCGGTTCGAAGTTCTTCATAGCGTGATCGTCGTCCAGCTCAAGCTCCAATACGTGGCCTGGTTGCCGCCCAGCGTATTGGCATCCGTCAAGCTCAGCTCTGTTGCAAATGTCAAGAGCTCGCCGATCATCCCCACAAACTGGTAAGTACCACCCTGGTTCCCGCCCGAACCCAGCTCCATAGTCGTGGGCGCATCCCCACCTCCAGTGAAGGCGTTGGTCCCAGGTGTCCCACCATTCACATAGCCCTTGTAGGGCGGCGCGTCCGCATTCTTATACCTGTAGGCAAAGATGGCATTCTGCCCAAAGCTATAGTGAACTGTGGCATAGAAGTCAGTGAAGGTGCTGAGCCACGCGCCCGAGTACCGCGTGTACACCACTGAGGGCTGGTTGTAGAGCGTCCCACCCTGCATAAAGCCGATGTTGACAGCTAGACCATTGGAGTTGGCCGAGGCTTCACCAAACAGGGCCGGAACCCTCCACCAGCTAGCTATCGATGAGCCCGCTCCGCCACTCGTAGCGTTGGCGACCGCAAAGACTGTGCCCTCAGTATTGCCAGTCATAGCCGCGGTGTTAACCTGCAACCAGTCTGAGCCTGCCGTATTAGCTACCTTGCCACCGATGGTCGCCGCCAGCGCCCCGCCCGTGACTACGATGGGTCCATTATTAGCTCCGGCGAAAGCGATGAGGTCGTTACCATTACCGCTCTGGTCATACCACTTCGCAATGACGCAGTTAGTCCCAGCGCAGAACGTCAGCAGGGCATTGGTGTCTAAGTCACAACTGGCGTTGAACCCGATATCCTGCTGCTGGGTATCGCTGGCCCTCCAGACACGCATGGCCGCACCCGCATAAGTCGAGTGCAGCTTCCGGCTGGAGTATGCGCCGGTCGGCGAAACGCTCAGCAGGTCCAACACATTAGCTACTGCGCATGGGTTCGGCGGCGGAGGCGGACTCGGGCTCAACAAGTAGCCTGGCACCCACACGTGCCAGTCGAAGCACATCACCCGCACCACTTCCCCAGCCGGCACATCGATCGGCGCGTTAGGCGGCTGCCTGAAGAACATCTCATTCAGCTGTGGGAACACCTGCAGCGTCTGCGCGCCGGCGTTGTAGACTCCCCACATCATCCCCGGCCGCGCCAGCGGCATAATCACACTATCCAGCGAGCTAGCCACCGTAGTGACTCGGCTGCGCGGCGCGATGAGCTGCGTGGCATTAGTCTGCCCGCCTCCCGGCGCAGCCACGACGTTATCGCTCGCCGCCCAGCGCGGATCCTTCGTCGCTAGGTCTAGGCTGTAGCCATCCACACTGCGATAGCCCGTAGTGAATGGATATGGGACAGTCAGGTTCATAGCTACCGGATCTGATCGCTGTATGGGTTGTAGATGCCCGGGCGTATGAGGTCGTCAGGCATCCTAAGGTTGGGCACCTGGGCGTTGCCCATCCTCAGGACATTGAGCGCCTCCTTTGCTAGCGCCATGGTTATCGGCTTCATCTGTGCCTGAACCCCATAGCTCTCAAACAACCTAACGGCCAGGTTGTGCTGCATCGCCGCGTAGTACTCAGGCGGAATGGTGTACAGCGCGGTGGTGTTAGTGAATGGCCCCAGGATCTCCTTCACACTGAGCGTCACGCTATAGATCGTAGGATTAGGTATAGGATAAGGGTAAACACTCCCCATAGGATAAGCATTGTCATAAAAGATGTAGCTGGGGAAGCTAACAAGTCCCTTAAGAGCGATGTCATTGTACTGCTCACGACTGTGGATGAGCTTCAATGGGTAGTCTATATTCAGGTTGCCTGCGCCGGGCCCTCCCGGCGCAATCTGAGTGAGGAACGCGGCCTCGAGCTTGTCGGGCCGCGCCGCCAGATTGAAGGCGCCACCGGGGCCCACGGTGTAGCTCATGGCCCCGGTAGACGTAACCGTTGAGTTGATCAGATGATAGACGAGCCAGCGCTTGCGCTGCCACTGTGCCAACATCCAGTTCAGCCGCGTGAACGCGTTATTTACGTCGGCTGGGTCCGCGGTCTGTCCCAGACCCAGAACGCCCACGTCGAACAGAGCCTGGTTGATGATGTCGAGTGCGCTGTTCTGTACGTCTGCCATTCTTCTTCCCGCCTACTCTGAGATTAGGCTCACGCCGCCTCTTCCGCGCCGGTTGCCTACCAGCTTTTGGCCTTGCTGGCTCCAGCTTCTTTACCTTCCGCCTCTTTGCCGGCTTTACTTTTGCCCTTTTGCGGGTGCAAGCTCTCCTCAAACGCATCAGCCTCAGCCTGCGAGGCAAAGGTATAGTCCTTGCCGTCGCTGGCGCGGACTACCTTCGGCCACTCCTGAAACTCATACGGCTTCTGCTTCGGCCAGGCACCATCCATCGGGAACTCTTGACCAGGCATTTCAGTTTCCTTTCTTCGGGTTTGGTTGGATCGCGCGGTTCTGCGTCTCGCGCGTCAGTCTGGCATTCTCTTCCTGCAGCTTGGCGATCTGCTGCGCCAAGTCGAGGTTTTCCTTCTCCAGCGGGCTGGGCTCCGGCGGCTCACCCTCCAGGCTAGTGCCGAGGAACTGCAGCTCTTCACTCTGATTGTTGACCAGCTTAGTCACCTTCGAGTCCCGGGGATGTTTGACCCATTTGGGAAACTCCCGGTACTCATACGGGGGAAACTTCATAGTTGAGTATTGGGTCACAGGTTCTTCTCCGGGGGCTAGATAAAAGACATCGTGGTTATCCACAACATCGGGGTTGTCCCCATCAACCTGTGGGGACTTCCCTTTCGACTTAGCTTTGCCAGTAGCGCGGCGATCATAGTCCTCGCTACCGGCGCCGCCTTCGCTCTCAGGTCCATGGGCCATGACTCAGGGCCTCACTTATGGTGTAAAGTCGGGCACGACACATGCCCACTCGGGCCGGACCCACAGGAATCCATACAGAACGTCCAGACGAGTAATGAGCTGGTCCGTCGCAATGTTGTACGCAGTGATCATACGCATACTGACTCCATCATACGCCTCGCGATGCGCCTCATGCACGCCGCGCGGGATCTCCAGGTCGGCCGTTGCCATCGTGACCGCCTCCGGCGCGAACGCGAAGTTCTTCCGGTACGTCACGCTAGCATTCGTGACCATGCTAATAGTAGCCGTATTAGCTGGGCTATTATCAACCGTCTGATACTGCACCTGATTGCCACCGGACGAGGGGATCAGCGCCGGATAGATCGAGATGCTGGTCGCACCATTGGCCGCATTCGCAGTCACCACGAACTGCCGCAGGATGCCAGTTGACTGCTTTGTGATGCGGTTGACCTGATTGCTGCCCGCGAAGGTGATAATGTCGCCAACGAGGAGCGTACCAGTTATTGCGTTCGTGGTGATAGTCAGGCCGGTCTGGCTCGCGCCTGCCACAGTGCCGGCGCTGAACGTCCCAGTTACATGCTTAAGGACCGTCTGGTCTGAGAACCAATCAAACCCCAGCGAGTTCTTAGCCATCATACCGCTACGGTACTGCTCGGAGATCTTCTCCTGAGGATTGAAGAGGCCGCTGAGGGATTGGACCGTGCGCGCCTGGGTCACAGGGTCCATGATGATTATGCGACGCTCCCTAGGTGCCGAATTATTGTCAAGGTAGGCTCCAGCCGTGAGCCAAGTGCCGCTCGTTGGGCTGAGTATGTTGTTGGCACCGTCCACATTGGCCGTGTAATTACAGATGCCTCCTGTGTTAGCCGCCGAGCCTGAGTCGACGCCAGACATGACATCTGCTGCGACGGCACCAGCGAGGTTGTTGACCATAGGCGCAAGGACCCTACGCGAGTAGTCATCCAAGGACATGGTTCTGTCAGTTGTGCTGAACGAGACATCCACACCTTTCTGAGTGGCGAGCACCAGCGTGGTGCTAACTTCGGCCGTATCCTGTACCTGCGCAGCCGGTCCGGTGCGCACAGTGTAGTCGTTGGGCAGCCTAATACGCAGACTGGTGCCAATCTTGGCCCCGGTCTTGGCGAAGCTGTCATCATACTGCATATCGATATGCTGTATGAACTGGTTGGTGTTCTTCCACAGTCTGACAGCTTCTCGCGTAATCATGTTGATTGTGAGAAGCGTATTTGCCACGGTCTAGGTCTCCGGTTGTGTTTCTATGCACCTGCACTACAGAGAGAATTGGGCAGTCTGTAGTGTGTGGCCGGTGCCGATCTCCGGGCCTCATTAGCTGGCAACCAGGGCGTTAGGTCCGCCCAGCGACCGCATTACTGCCGGATGCGCCCGTTCGCGCGGGCGATCCGCACGTCCGCCTCACGTTGCTTCATCCAGTCATCCATCGAGAGGTTCGAATCTTCGAGGCTAATCGCCACCTTAGCTGAACCTCTAACCTTTTCCTTAATCGGGGCAGGAGCCTTACTAACCTCTGTCGGCTGCTCCAGGCCCGCCGCAAACTTAGCTATGGCTACACCCTGCCTACCTGGCGGTAGCGCGGCAATCTGCGCAGCGCGCTCGGGCACCCTTGCTAGCTCATGAATGATGCGGTCCCCCTCCCCAGTCTCCAGCACTGCCTCCAGCAGCGGAACACTCATCGCCCCCACTCCATCCCTCAGGATAGCGATGCTTTGCTGGAAGTCCGGATACGCCTTATTCCCCTCGTCCACCAATCGAGTCAAATCCTCATTAAGCTTGAGCATCGCCGCTTCCTGCTTAATGCGCTCCTGCAGCTGGCTAGCTGTCAGCGTCTCACCACTCGCGGTCTTAACCGTCTGCTCAGGCTGCTGAGGCGGCGGCTGCCTCGCCAGCTGATCCTCAAGCTCCTTAATCCGCGCCGCCTGCTTATTGATGCGCGGCATCACCCAGGCGGGGGTCTCAGTCGGCCTCGGCTCCGCAGGTGTAGCTTCGGGCTTGGGGGCCTCCGCTGCCCCCTCGCCACTCGCTTCAGCCGCAGGCTTCTCGCCACCTTCTGCCTGGACGGGAGGGTCAGCTGCTGAAGATGGGGAGGGAGTCGCCTCTTGGCGCTCCTGTGCGGGCGGAGTTTGCTCCTGGCTCTGGTCCGGAGCGCGAGTCTATTCGTCTGCCATGTCAGTGTAGCCTTACGTCTTCAGGTCTAATCTGAAAGTGCCTGCCGCGCCTGAGCGCGTTATCCTCTATCAAAGCCTCTGCGATTTGATCTTTCAAGGTGGTGTCCAGGTTGG